AGTCAAGGATGAGTCGTCGAGCGATGCGGTCTTGCTCGCGTTGGTTTTTGTCCTGCGACCATGAACCCATGGCGTACCAGTCGTTCCCACAGCCCTCGACCAAGTCACCAAGTCCGGCCATTACGACGGTATCTGAACCGATACCGAACTTCCGCATTTGGGATGCTCGAGCGAGCGCACGTTCTAGAGCTGCGAAAACGCGATCGACGGTCTCCGCGGTGCCACCCTCGACCTCGCCACCCTTGCCTAGTTGCCAGTCCGAGAGCGCCATAAAAAAGACGCGGTCTGAGTCGACCAGTTTCACCGGCTTGGGTTTCCGCTTCTCGACGAGCTTACGGAGCGCCTCTAAATCTTCCTGGTCCCCAGTCCGTTCACGGGGCTTAATCGTGGCTCGGTAGTAGAAGAGTCGACGGAGGCCGCCTTCGGGGTCTGGAGCATCCCAGGCGCGAATCTGCAGGGACCCACCGACTACCTCAGTGCGCTCGGGGTCAAGGCCCCAATCCTTGATGAGCATGGCCCAGATAGATTCGTCAGGTTCGGAATCGAGGACGGCCGTAATCTTGCCACCCTTAGACCGGTCCCACTCGATACCAGGCTCCCAGCCGTTAGGGTGCTGGAGTTTGTGGCGAGGCTTCTTATCGAACTCGCTGAGGTCAGTCACAGCGACATTGTCCGCGTCGATGAGTTGAGACCGTAGTGGTAGTGGTTTTGATACCACGCTTAGAGAGCCAGCCACAGAGACTAACTAGTGAGATGTCCGGATGATCCATAGCCGCCTGAAACTTCGTGCGGTCCTCGAGCGACAGTTGCTCCATCGTTTTACCGATGACGCATCGCGTATCAGCCTGGGTAAAGAACTCGGTCAAATCAATTTCCATAACAGCCTCTCTCGCAGTTATCCACAGGATAGACCCTTGGAGTGATTATTCGATGTCTAAAAAGGGAAGCGGCGAAACGTGGAATACGAAGTCGTAGACCGCTTTGGTCTTAGTCGTGTCAGAGCCACCGGTGCGCGGTAGGGCCTTGACGATGACCTTCCATAGCCCTACGTTGTCCGTCGTGTCGATGTCGATGTAGACGTTGCCCGTCGATGGCACGAAAATCATGTTCGAGGGGTCGCCGGTGCCGTTGGTGTAGGTGTAGATCGAAACGTTGGCATCTGGCGAGCGCACTTCGATTACCCACTTGTCCGGGGTAACTACCGTTCCACCGATTGAGGTGAGGGGCGAGGTGGTCTTTACCCGAACGACGGTACCTTCGAGGATGACTTCGTTGGCCATGATTACTCCATTCCGAGCTTGATAGTTGCGGTTGATTTGTCGAGGGTCATTATGGCGCGTGAGCTGCCAAGGCTCATCCCAGCCCTAGCCATACCGAGGGTCATCTTGCCAGGGCGGCCGATTACTACGGGCTCAAGTACGCCCTTATAAAAACCGGTAAATCCAGCCTTAAAAAAACCCTTTGCAAACATTAGTTAGAGCCTGCTATGGCCCATGCTTCGGCCTCGCTGATGAGGTGCTCCTGGGATAAGTGAAGCGTGTTAGCGCCTTCCTCCAGGGTGAGTAGGCCCTTGACTACTAGCAGGGTCACAGCCACGCCAGCCGCGTCGAGCTCCCAGAATGGGATGAAGACTTGCTTCGCGTAGGGATTGCCGTTTTCATCCCATGCCATTTGATTTTCGTAGTAGCCGTTCATTATGAAAGTGCCGTCCAGAAGTTCGTGTTGACCGCACTAGGAGTAGCAGTCATCGGGTTATAGAGGGTCGTTCGACCGGAGCCAGCGGAGCAGGCGCGTTGATCCAACTTTCCTGCCGATGGAGTAGGGCAATTGACGTTGATACTGACTGCCAAAGCTGCGGACGACCTCCCGAAAATCGGGGTAGTCGGCGAACCTGCTCCGGTACCGGTGTAGTAAAGGAATCCGATCATGTAGTTACCGGCTGCGATTGCATACGATGACGATAGAGACCACCCTAAATGACCGGTCAGACCACAAAGCCCGCTCGACTGCTGGTTGCCAGTTGATGCCAGTAGATTCCCTGAAGTGTCATAAATTCCGAATGCGTAGTACCCAGCAGTCGCCTGGAAGACCGCGCCGGTTTGTTGGTAGTGCCATATCTGGTTAATGGTCGTGGCAAATGGGATTGTGATTGCACTAAAGAAAGTGACACCACTTGACATCGTCACAGTCGCCGCAGTCATTCCAATCTGAGCTGGGTCAGCAGTCCACGCCTTCATTGAATAGGTACCGGTATGGATATTTAGGTTCGGTACACCTGGTAGGTAATCCGCTCGAGCCGCATCCGTAGAGGCTCCCGAAGCGGCCAGACCGCTGACTCGGTTCGTGGCCATAGCGATAGCGCCAGACATAGTTCCACCAGACTTCGGTAGAGCTGCGGCCGCGAGGTCGTAGGCCGTCTTCACCGCGTTAGGTGTAGCGGCGGTGGTCGTCGACGTGCTTGAGGTCGAGTCGGTCAGTTGGACTACGCCCTTAACTGAGGTTGTACCGTCAGCGATTGTCAGGGTACGATCCGCGCTTAGATCGCCACCGCCCGAAAGTGGAGCCGTGGTCGAAATCGTAATGGCGCTATTCGCCTTGACTGAGACCTGACCGAAGGCCGCCGCATCCGTTGAGGCCGTACCGTTAGCGAGGCCCGTAATCTTATTTGATCCCATCGCCACGTTGGCAGCTGCGGCTCCCCATGCGCTTAAAGCCACGCTGGAATAATCTGTCATGTGGTCTGCGCCATTTGTGCCGACCATGTACCACTGCGAACCGTTGTAGTTCACAAATGAATATGCGCCACCAGCCGAAACGGTGTAGGAAGTCACACCCGTTCCCGAACCTAGTGGGACCATTGAGGGGGTGAAGCTCAGGCTGACCGAGACAGAGGCTTTGTTGATAACCGTCCAGGTAGAACCGTCAATGGGGCTACTCGGGGCGGTCAGTGTTTGCGAGGCCGTAGTACCAGAAAAGATTGTGGTCTCATTACGAGTAACGGTTGCCGATGCAGTGCGCAGCGAGAGGTGAGATGAGATGGTCGTAGTCCATGTGCCAGGGGTTCCGGCAGTCGTGCAGACCCAGATAGTGCCACTTTGGTCGACGACAAAGTCACCCTTAGCAAAGGTCCCAGAAGCAGGTGCGCTATTTACCGTTCCACCTACATAGCGAGTTGCAGTTGTCGCCCCCGTGAGACCGCTAGGAACTAGATCGCTACCGGTTAGTTCACCCGAGAACGTGGCCGCGGTTCCATTGAGAGCACCGGTGAGGGTTCCACCGGCAAGGGGAAGTTTCGTAGCGTCGAGGGGTGCGCTAGTAGTTACTCCAGTAACCCGTCCCTTCGAATCGGTGGTTATGACCGGTACGAGCGATGCTGATCCATAGGTGCCAGCGGTGCCAGCAGCTGCGAGAGTTGGATTCGGGTATGTTCCGGTTAAATCGCCACCGGCTGAGCCCGATGGGGGAAGCGTCGAGGGGGTTCCTGAGAGCTGCGAGTAGGGGACCGTTCCGACCTTGACGGTAGGGGCCGTTCCAGTTCCGGCGACCGTGATAGTTCCATCCGCTGCAGTGACGGAGGCCACCTTGCTATTCGCCGCTGAGAGGGCGCTAGAAGCCGTTGTAGAGGCCGTAGTAGCCGTGGCTTGGAGATTGACCCAGTCGGTCGCAGTATCCGTAGGGAAGACGTTTAACTTCGAGGATGAACCGGCAGGGTGAGCGACTGCCGTAGTGCCGTCAAAGCCTCGAGTGGCAAAGGTAATGACACCGGTGGAGGGGTTGAGAGAGGTGCACTTTACGGTCTCTTCGGTTGCCAGGCCGTAATCCAACTTGATGCAGAAAGAGCCACTAGTCCCCAGGGGCTGGATGGTCTTGGCACCGGTCGAGTCGACTTCGACCCAGCCGGTTAGATCGCTGAAGGTAGCGGTCATGGCCGATGAGCTGATGGCTGAGACTAGGTAGGTGGGAGGGCATCCACCGCCGAATGAGTTACTCGCATATGCCATTAGGGCTCCTTATTGGTCGACTTCGCCAAGCGCGGCATGGAATCCGAGATGGCGTTCGATTTTCGTGTCCAGTTGCCGGACGGACTTCCATATCTGATCGACGGTGTCTTTCATCGACGCGCCGCCATTGTTGTTGACCTGGTATTGGATGGAGTCGAGACGCGCCATCACCATCGCCTCACGCGTCACGCGCTCATCGTGAGCCTTACGGCCAGATAGAACGAATGTCGTGATGACCGTCAGACCCACCAGGGCAGAGATAACGGAGGTGATGGTCGCGAGAATCATTATTTAGGAGGTTCGGTGCTAGGCCACTTTTGCGTGGTGCTGTAGCGGTAGAAACGTGCCTGACGGCCATCCTGACTAACTCGACAGAACGAAGGGTCTCCCTCTTGACCCATTGAGGCGGTCAGTGGGTCGAATCCAGCGCCAACGATTAAAGCTGCGTGGTCGCCGGTTCCAGCGCCGTAGATCACGATGTCGCCAGGGCGAGCCATGACCTTTGAGATGCGCTTGCCATTGGCGATAAGGGTTCCGGTGTAGCCGCGGCCGTTGTAGTGGAAGGCTGGACCGTGAGGGTCGCCAGCACCGGCCTGACGGTAGCACCACGAAACGAAGGTTGAGCAGTCCATCGTCATCGAGTCCGTTAGCGCGTAGGAGACGGGGCGAATCTGAGCGTAGTGAAACTTCTTGTGGTTCTTAATGGCCCAGAGTCCCCATTGGGCGATGAGTTCGCGCAGGTCTTTGCCAGGCATTAGTTCATTCCGATAACAATGGTGGAGGTGTCGACGTTTCGCGATCCAGCGGAAGCCTTGACTCGGACCGTGATAGCCGTAGAGGCCGTATCGCTAGTAGTGAAATAGCGCGTGGCAGTCACTTGTCCAGGTGAGTTTGCTGGGATATAGACCGCGTACTCGTAGGAAGTAGTTCCAATAGTTAGTTTGGCAAAAAAGGTGCAGTTATTGGTATCAGTGTCTTTGGCCCATGCCGTGAAGGTCACTTGATATTGAGTGTTGCCAGTGACCGTCAGGTCGCCAGCGCCGGTGGTCGTATAGGTCGAGCCAACGGTTGGATTGTTAGAAAGTCCCTGCGCCATTTGTGGCAGTCGATTGCTAATCACCAATAGACCAGAATCGAGGGCTAGGCCGGTTCCAGCTGTAAGGCCGGCAGCGAGACGCGCCGTTGGCAGGATGCCGCTAGTAATAGTCGTGGCGTTGATGTTGTTCGGGGCCGCTTCCTTCCAGGCTGAACCGGTCCATACTTCGAGCACCTGATTGGTCGTCGACCAGCCAAGTCGGCCGAGGGTTGGCGAGGTGGGGCGCTGGTCCGTGGTCCAGATACCTACGCCGTGGCTAAGGCAGTTCCGAGTGTCCGTAACGTTCCCCGAAGCGATGGAGGTAGCGAGTGCTGGGACGGTTACGCGGCCAATCTCGATTTCATAAACGCCGGTCGTGGTCTGGGTCAGAGCTGGGGCCGAAGGGCTCGGCGCAGGGGTACCGGTCAGGACGGCCTGAACGATTGAGTTTGCCGATGGATCGAGGCGCAGGATGATGAGGTCGATTCGAGGGTTACTGCTCGAGGCGCTGATGGTGTTGGTTACGACCGCGTCCGATGAATACATGAAGCCGCGCACGATGGCGAAGCCAGCGGCCGTTGTGACCGTCATGGTTCCGCCCGGAGCCGTTACCTGGAGCGCGGTGTCATTGGGGAATCCAGCCACACCGGAGGTCTTGAGACGGTCGAATAGGTACGAGTACTGAGTCTCTGTGGTGTCTGCGTTCTCAAAAGGCCATGAAGTTTGCGTCATTTTAGGCTCCTAAATATTCGACGATGAAGTAAAGCGGATTGGCTGACCCTGGGGAGAAAGTCCTAGCACTACCAGAATCTTGATATATGCGAAGTTCTAGGGTGTCGCCAGTCGTCAGTCTAAACGATGGAACCGAAAGACTGATATTTAGGGAACCGTTACCAACTGCGGTAGTCGAATTGCCCCATATAACAGTTGTGCCATTTTGCACCAAGGTAAAGATGCGGCGGCCTAAGACGCTTGAGTCGAGGCGCACCTTCCCAGCAATGGAATAGCGGCCCGTTGATCCAACGGTGACTAGTCCAGTAGTAGTTCCCAGGCTAAAGATGCCGCCAGAGTTCTCGTTAATTCCCCATTGATTGGCGGAGGTCGCTGAGGCTCCGATGGTTATGTCGGTGACATTGGTTAATGATTGCGCGGAGGTCGTATTTATGAGCTCGATGCGGCCTAGCGTGGCGTTGCCCGGTACCGGCGCTGGGGCATTGCGCTCGAGGTTCGAGATTCGTTGTTCGAGGTTCATGCGATTAGCGCCTGAGGATAGCCAACGGTAGCGATGATTCGCACGCCGTCAGCCTCAATGGAGATGCCGACTTCCTGAACGATTTGCGCGATGGTGTCGGAGTTGACCACTACCGCGATTGTGTCGCCCAGATTCCAGTCAAGTTGGTAGCGCATGGTGTCCATGTCGGTAGGGGTAACCGAGATGGCTGAGATTGTAAAGCCGTTTTCGTTCAGGACTGAGGTACCAATGTCCGTGAGGTTGGCGGTGTCGTTACTCGAGCGGCCGTCCACGAACTGCTCGATTCGTCTTCCCCAGGTGGATTCGGCAGCCGTGGAGTTGGAGGTCGTTACCTCTACCAGAGTGCGATCTATCCCCTCACCCTGACCGGCCACGATGGCTCGCGTTACGCCTGGAGCGGTGTAGGTGTATTCCGAGGACTCGAGCCGGTTATTGGCGATGTCCATCCTGATAGACGCTGAGAGGTCCTGAGGCTGAAAAACGGTGAAAACGAGGTTAGTCCCTACCTGCATAATCTCAAAGCCCAGGCGGTCAATCTGGGCCAGTTTGCGGATGATTTGACCGAGGCTCTCGAAACGCGCGTCGACTCCTACCGTCGAGCCGAAGATCGTGTCTGCCGTCAGGGTGAGATTCGTTATCTTTCGAGCGACCGGTGCGCTAGGGCCGATGTTGCGGTTGATAAATCCGTAGATCACCGTGGAGTTACGGCCACCTCGAGAGTCGTATTCGTTGGTTTGAGCGTTAGCCGCATGAGCAGGGTCAGGGTACGCCAGGCGCTCATTGAGGATGACGGTGTCGTCTACGCCGCTTATTTCCCATACGCCAACGGGGTCATCCTGAGATTGCTTAAGAGTGGCCGAAGTAGTGGGGCCGGAGATGATGGTTCCGGCTGGACCCGTAACGATAATGCCAGCGCCTCCGGCTCGGAGTAGAGCTGCTATTGGCGAGTCCCCACGAAGCGAAACGTTCCACGCCCCGATGTTGTTAAACCGGAGGATGAACTTAGCGCCCACTAGATCGGCGGCCATTATCTGCCCTACTCGGGCATAACTAGAGTTTCTGACTTCGACAGTGAGTTCGCTGAGCTGCACTAGTGGAGGACCTCACGCCTCGACGCGAACGTCCCCGTGACCTTCGTGTCCGATGTAGCGCCGGTGACTGAAACCGTGAGGGTCTGGTCGCCAGGTGGGATAGAGAAGAGTTTGGGTGCGGTGCCTAGGCCGGAGTACCGGTTAGCGCCGGTCTGGTCTTTGACCGTTCCGGCTTCGCAGTCGATGGTGATGGTCGTCGCTGAGGTAATCGTGTCGCCGAAGGTGAAGCCAACTCCACCGAGGGTAATCGTGGTTAGGGTCGACGGTCCCTTAATGGTCCATACCGCCGGAGCGTTGACATCACCGGTGTTGGTGACCGTGACGGTACCGAAAGCCTGCGAGGACTTGACTCGGAGAAAGGCCAGCGACTTAGGGGATGAGCCAGCGAGTAGTCCTCGAGTGACAGAGCTCGAGACGATAGAGACGGAGAATGGCGCGGTGGATTGCCAGAAAGGCTGAGGGGCCTGGAGTGCTAGGTCCCATTGGCAGAAGTGGTCCGCGCCCGTTGATCCGAACTGAGTCTCGCCGCCACCGGCCAGGTAGACATCGAGCGTCCAGGTCTCGTCGTTCTCATAGGTCACCGCGAGGGTTGCCTTATCCCGAAGGATGTAGGAGAGCCGCCGAAGTTTGTTCTCTGTCTCTTCGCGTGAGTCTCCAAGAATCATTAGGGGAAGGTTGATTTCACGCACGTCACGCTTCGAGAACCTAAAGGTTCCACCGTTGGAGGCGCTGGGGTCAATGCGGAGAATGGGCGATGGGATGCCGAATCCACGAAGTCCTATCTGGGGGACGTAGTTATCGTCATCGAAAGAGATGGTGTCGCCGTTGGTACCGGTCAGAGTCATTGAGAGTGCCATTACTTAAACCCATTCGGACTAAGGACATTTATAGATTTCTTTAGCTCTGCGTGAGCGTCGAGCGAGTTATTAGGCGCGGCGTTGTAGATCAACGTGTTGCCGCCAGTAGTGGTGGTCTTTGGTGCTGCCGAACCGGTCGCCGCAGGGGTAGCCGTTGGAGCAACATTCGCTGTGCTTAGCGGATTATTGCTTAGAGTAAGGCCACCTTCAATGTTGCCGATAGTGCCAAAGGTCTTCATGTCTGCGTGTCCAGGAATCATATTCCATACGTGGATGAATGCGTTGATGGCGTGAATAATGAGGTTCAGCCCATCTATCCAATAGTTGGCAAAGTCGATTGCCAGTCCCTTAATGAACGCGAATCCTATTTTGACGAAATCAAAAAATCCCTGAAGGATTGCTTTACCGACTGTTGTCTTAGTGAAGAATAGGACTAGGCCACCGATTAGGGCGGCAATGGCGAGCACGACGAGTCCGATGGGATTAGCATCTAGTACAAAGTTAAACGCTGCCTGGACTACTGTTGCCACCGTAGTTACTGCCGTTACAATCACCATTATCCCCTGGTAAATCTTAAAGGCCGCCACCACTGCCACGATGCCAGCGACAATCGGCAGAAGGAAATCTTTGTAGGTAATCATGAAGGTCACGAAACCCTTGATGGCATCGAAGACGGGGTTCAGAGCGGTCTTGCCTTCCTTGAACCGGTCAATGAAGTCCTTGACGTAGGGGATGAACTTCGTCGAGATGTAGTCACCCACAGCATTAAAGGCAGGTAGCAAAGCTAGTCCGAGGGTTTCCTTGATCTGGTTGAAGCCTTGTTGCATTTTGTCTGAGGCCGTTACGCCAGCGGCGGCCGTTCCACCGACCTGAGTCTCGATGGCCTTCATAATCATGTTCTGCGCGTCGAGCAGTTTCCCAGATTTGACCAGGCTCTCGATTTTGATTTTCTCTTGCTCGGTGAAGGTGACACCGGATCGCGCTAGGGCAGTGATTCCCTTGACCGGGTCTTGGAGGGCCTTACCTAGTTGGACCGCGTTGGTCTCCGCAGACCCGAAGCCAGCGGCGGCTAGGTCCTGAGCTGCGAGGCTTGCACGATCGAACATCCCACCGGCCTCGCCAGCTGTCTTAGCCAGGTTGGCGAAGGTGAGCAACTTAATCTGGGTGGACTTAATGGTGTCATCGTCGATACCGAGTTGGAGCTGCTGGACTCCCGAAAGGTCCTCGAGACGGTGAGCCACGTCCATCGCATGATCACCGAATAGGCCCATCGACTTCGTGACGTTCTCGAGTTTGCGGTTCGATGAGACTTCGGCCTCACCGGCAGCGATTAGGTCCTTAGTGAAGTTAGCGACAGCGCCGCCAACGACAGCGCCTAGAAAGACGTTTTTAATCTTGGAGAGAGATGACCCGAAACCCTTGTTAAAACGGTCGCCCGATTTCTTACCGCTATCTTCGGTGCTTGGGAGAATCGACTTATCGAACTCTTCCTTGAAACCCTTAAACGAGGGAATGATGGTGACGTATGCAGTCGCTAACGCTCGCTCAGCCATTCGTCTGCCTTTCGGGGTTCATCTTTCGGAGTGCCGCTTCCACCGCCTCCCTAGACATGGGCTTCGGTTTGTCGGCGTTATCCCACGGAGCCGGATATCCAGGCGGCTCAGATTCGGAGTTGACTTTCGCCGTGAGGTCGAATAGGTGCTTGAGCACGATCCACTCGAAACTAACGGGGAATGACCACCCTTCCTCTGACGCGTGAACGAAGGACGTTGGATTCCTTCTCATCATAGCAATCAGGTCAATTGCTTCTCGGTAGGAGATCGAGTGACCTAGGTCGTTAATCGAGATGTTAAGAAAGTGACGGAGGTCGTAACTGAGTTCGGGTCGGGCTCTTTCGATTAGATCGAAGAGCCAGAGGATTCCCCCAGGGAGGCTCCCTGCATCCATTCAGTAAAGATGCCGCCGAGCTCTTCCATCGTGAGCTTGTCGCAGAGAGTCATCTCGTCGGAGTCCTCACCGAAGATACCCTCGAGCAGACCGAAGAACTGGTCGACCGCATCTTCCATTTTGCGAGTGCGGCGAATGACTCCCGAGGGAATCGAGGTCGGGTGAGGGAGAGTTAGTTTCCCTGCCGAGGTCTTAAAGGTCACGGGGCCAGCGGCCGTCTTGTGATCCTGAGGTTCTTTCTTATCCATCTTTGGCTCCTACTCCTGGTGCAGAAACTTTACACCAGGAGTATTAGCCGTGGATTAACTAATGGATGAGAAGAAAACGTCAGCGGCACGACCGGAGGTCACATAGGCGCTGATGGTTACACCGAAAGAAAGGGCTTCACCATTCTTGATGTTGAGGGGCTCAATCTTCATGACTTCACCGACGGGGATGTAGTGACGTACAATCTTGGCACCGTCGACCATGTCAATAACGAACGATTGCTTACCGCCGGTCGTACCAGGGGACCAGGTGACCTTGTTCGAGGCTGGGGCTGAACCGAAGTACTGAGTGGCGACAGCTGCGGTCATCTCGAGGAGGGTGAACTTGTAGGACAAATCGGACTCGGTGACGACTTCGCGAACGAGGTCAGCGTTCTGCCATGAGCGAATCTGAGCCGTGTTGCGGCTAGGGGTAACGGTGACACCATCGGCTGAGATGTAGCCGAGGTCGGTGAAGCCGGTAAGGGCTGAGCTAGCGGTGGTAGGGGCGGTAGCGGAGGTGGCAGCGGCATAGACCGTTCCAGAGATTCCGACTACTACGTTTCCGGCGGTTAGTGCCATGTTGGTTCCTTTAGTTAGATGTCCGTGGCCTTGACCACGACTTCGGCGGATAATGAACGGCGCTCTTGGCCTGAATCGTCGCCTAGACGAACCGGACCGGTCTGAACCGTAACGTGCTTAATATTCGTACCGGTGGCTCGCCTCACTAGGGATTCGACCGTAAGGGCGAGACTCGAAGCGGTGGCGTAGTCATTGGCATAAATATCAATTACGACCTGACCGTATCGTAGCATTAGTTCGGTTTCAGCCCCTAGCGTGGCGGAGATGACGACCTGCTTAGCCGGTTCGGTTTTGGCCGCTGGCAGTTTCATGGTTCCCACTCGGACCGTAGCGTCGGCGAGTCCGGCCACGATGTAGGCGACTAGATCCTTTTCGATGTCGTTGTATTTGACGGGCATTAGCGGCCTCCGATGATGAACTTGTAAAGCGCGGCCAGCATATGAAGTTGACCGGTCTTGTGGTAGTAGTTGAATCCTGCCGCAGCTGCGGCATCCCCTGGAGCGTTCGACTTGACGACCACTCGAGGACGGCGGCCTCGGGGTTCGTAGATCACGCTAAAGCCAGCGTCCGAGTACCCGTCGATCGTTCCGCCTGGGCCATTGTCGGCCACGGTGGCAGTAGCGGCCATCTCATCGGCGACCTTCTGGCCAGCGTCCGTCAAAATGGAGCGCATACCGAGCTGGTCCATAACGTCGATTAGCCCTTCCTCATGCCACTCGACGCGAGTCTTAGCCACGGCGTTGACGGAGATGGATTACCGTCCCAACGACCCCGCCATTTGGCTTCGTCCAGTCTTGTTGACCGTCGAAGAGCCAGTCGCTCCCACGGACCGTAAATAGGTCATTTGGGTAAGTGACTAGGGCAGAGGTTAGGTAGAGGGTAATGGTGGCGTCAGAGGGCGTTCTAGCGGCCTCTGAGTTGGTTCCCTGAGAGTTCCAGCCCACCAGAACATTGTCTACCGTGACCGTTGAAGTGGTGTAGGTGGGGTTCCCGTAGGCATCGGTGGAGAGGGCCGTCGACCTGGTGATGGTGATGGTCTCACCCATGACTAGTCCTCGAGTTCGGTGTAGGGGTAGGGCAGGTTGTTGAGGGTGCCACGCGAGTAGCCGCAGCTCTCACAGCCACAGCCTGGTTGGTGCAGTGGTGGCAGGTAGGGAGCGCCTTCCTGGTAGCCGTTGCCCGTCATGATGAGATTGCCGATACCGATTCCGGCGTAGGGGGCGAGGTCTACGGAGAACGCCTTGCCAGGGACGATTGGAGAAAGCATCTCCTCTTCGTCGGGGGTCATCCATAGATCGACATCGCCAACATTCTTGGCTGAGGTGAATGGGCCGGTGGTATTCGAGGAGTAGGTCGCATTGTCTGGGTTACGGAGTACGCGAGTGACCATGCGCGTAGTTACGAAAGTGATAATCGAAGATGAAAGAGTTCCAGCCGTTACTCGAGCCTGAATGGCTGGGTACGTCGAGAGGATGATGGCCTCAGCGTCCTGGATTAGTGCGCGGAGTAGTTGGTCATTAGTCGGGATATCGTCACCGATCCAACGTTCGCGGATGTCTTGGGGGGTTGTCCAGTTCATGAGGCTCCGTTCGAGGGTAGTAATGCAGAAAGTGGGGCCGAGCCGAAGCCCGACCCCACTTTAGAAACTGCGGTACGGACTAGGCCGTGGCGGTGATGTACTGAACAGCGGTGGCCTGAACGACCTTCGAGCCGTAGACGTGAAGTCCGCGGATGATGTCGCTGAACGAAGACGTGTCACGAAGCGCCTCGACTGAGTCGAGCTGCGAAACGTAGGCGACCATGTCAGCGTGGTAGGCAACAGCCTGAGCCTTGGTCTCGGTGAAGAGAGCCGACTCGACAATGGTCATGCCGTAGAGACGACCGATAACACCGTTGCGGATGCCTGATGCGTCGTTGCCGAGCTGCGAAGCGTCCGACAGACCGGCGAGGAGCAGGTCAGCCATAGCGGAGTTCACGACACAGTAGCGGTTTGCGGCAGGGACCTTAGCGGCGGTGAGGGCCGTACGGACCTTACGGAGAGCAGCCTTAGCTTGGTCGCCCGTGGTGATTGCGGTCGTACCCTGCGAGGTACCACCGGAGATCATCTGAGCGATGACGTAGGTCTCTGAGTCTTCGGCGAGTCCACGTCCAGCAGCGGTGCTCCACTGGTCGAAAGTGCCACGGGCCTGAACGGCGTTAACGTCGTCGACCTTGAAGGCGAAGTACTTCTTCTGGTTGATTGCGAGGGCAACGGTTGAGTCGCTCAATGCTTCGGCCGTCGAGGTACCTGAATAGGTGCCAATCGTCGGAGTCACGGCGCCAGTGATATTCACTTGCGATCCGTAGGAGACATCGCCAGTGAACAGGGTGTTCAGCGTGGGGATGACGACTTGGTTCTGCTGGAACGACGTAAAGACCGCCGAGGACCAGACCTGGGGGATGTAGTTGGAGATTGCCATTGTGGAATCTGCCTTTCTTGGTTAGGGGTTTTTAGGACTTACCTAGAAGGGAGTTTTGCCCTGCGGCCTTCGCTCTCGGTGGGAGTCTTAGGACCGGTAGTGATACCGGCGTTATTCATATGTTACACAATCAGAAAAAACTGATTGAGTTCGGTTAAATCTTACCCAGCAATCCATCGAGGCGGCCGTCAGCCTTGGCCTTCATAATCTCCGCTGGAGTCATGCGATCCAGTTGAGCTACGTCGGTGATAGCACCGGCGGTCGCGCTGGACGGTTTGCCCTGGTTGGAATCTGGGAGGGGTGGCTTCGGGGTTGAAGCCTTTTCCATGAGTGACAGAATCGTGTCCGCTTCGGCCTCGAGCTCTTCCTGAGTCGATCCGCGTAGGAGTTTGGTGGCATCGCCGGTAATACCCTTGGCGCTTGCAATCTGCAAACGTAGGAGTTCAGCCCGGGCGGATTCCGCTTCGGCCTTCGTGGTGGCCAGTTCCTCAGCGAGTCGCTCTTGGATTGGCTTTTGGGCGGCCTCAAACTCACGCCAACGGGCGGCGGCATCGGCATCAGCCTTAGCCAGTTTCTCCCATTTGCGAGCGTTGCGCTTCCATGAGTCCAGTGAATCCTCGGGGACCTGCGTCACTTCGGTTTCTACGGCCTCAATCGTTTCCTCGACTAATGCAGTCTCGGTAGTTGTCTCTTCACTCATAATGCTCCTCTGCAGGATTGGCGACCATGCGGTCGGTTGGTTAGGCGCGTCCGGTGTTGGCTCTCATCTTTGCGAGAACTTCCTTAGCCGTACCGCCTTGGGCTTCATCATACTCCTGGGCGAAAGTCGCGTAGTAGTCCGGCACGATGGGGGCCTCACCCTCGAAGACCACCTCGGTAGTGCAATGGCAGTTGGCATGGAAGTCCGGCTCATAGGAATAGGTCCGAGTTCCGATTAGGTTTCCCTCAGCTGCGCTAGTGCTCGAGAAAGCCATCAGGGCGCAGAACGCGCAGGCTCCCGGCTCCGCTACCCGTTGGACGGTCTTAGTGACTGAGTCCTGACCGGCGTTAAAGTCCATCGTCTCTCGGTTGTATTGCGAGACATAGAGGGTCATGGCGTTGGAGAGAATGTCTGGGATGGTGTCGAAGCCTTGATCCATGAAGGTCGCCATTCCGTAGTTCACGACCGCATCGGTCTTGGCACCGAGGTCGAATATGGGGAGGGTTGCCTTGTAGACCTTGGTCGAGTTGGCAAAGAGTTCTCGCGTGGTGTCGTAATAGTCCGCGGCCGTGACGGCGTTGAGATTCCCGTACCGCCCGATTATGCCTGGTACGACCTGACGGAGAAAGCCGCCTAGTTCGTTCTGCCCTAGGTTGGATCCCTTGCTCAGCACCGGTACGGCCTCGCGCTTCATCAGCGTTGAGACCTGGAGCATGGTGTTCCGGTTCTTGAGAGCTAGCGCGTTACGCGTTGGCATTACGGAGCAGGGGTTGGATTAGCCGCCTGGGCGAGTTGAGCGACTAGATCGGTGGCACCGTTCCGCGCCTTATCCCTGGCAAGTTGAGCCTTTTCCGCATCGCTGAAGTTGAGTCGGTTATAGGTAACTTCGGAGTCCGCTAGGAGTACGCCAGCCTGGATGAGTTTTACAGCTGCGTCAGTCGAGGCGGCCACGGTGGGAGTCGAGGCGTCACGCCAGATTGGGCGCACGTCGTTCACCTCTGAGGGAATGGCACCGTCGCGCACTAGGAGCGACAGTTTGGCGACCTCTGACCAGGTGCGGCCGAACTGCTTTTGGCGGCGTTCCGCTCGCTTCACCAGTCGGTTCTCGAGCGCCCGGATTGCGTCGGCGCTTGCCGGGTTGTCCGTTTGGAGTCCGAGGTAGGAGGTGGGGATGGAGGTTTCGGCGGCCAGCATTTGGGCGTAGGCGCGGAGTTGATCGAAGAATGGCGCTGGGGAGTTCGAGCTGAACTGCCCGACCTGGGGCATTACGCCATCATCATCGTTGTAGCCAAGTCCGAGGACTCGACCCTGAATGACCGACCAGCCGTTCGTGGGGTTTCCGTCAGCGTCTACGAAGGCATCCTCTGAGGCCCCGAGGATGTACCGCTGGGGGCTAGCGAAAAACTCCCGGCTGATTTCTGCGCCTACGAGGGTTCGCATCGCAGAGTCGGTAATCGACATCACGGCCCTAGTTATCTCAGAACGGCCCCAGGGGTCGCCAGAGCGAGGGTTATTGATGAGAGGGGCGCAGGGCACGCGACCAAGATTGTGATCATCACGGGCGATTTCGAGCCATTCGTTTCGACCCAGCCCGAAGAGGATGGTGGAGTTGGGCAGGTAGAGCGAGCCACCGTCGACTACGCCCTTCTCGTTAAACCGCGCTAGGAGAGCTGCGATAGGACGGCGCGTTCTCATGTCGTAGATGGCCGTTGCTCGCTTAGGGGATTCGATGGTGATGAGAGGGTCAGGTTCGCCCTCTTGGCCCTTGCCTACGAAGACGAAGCCGGAACCGTAGATGAGCGCGTCTTTGTGGCCCTGGCTACTTTCGAGGTCTAGTTCGTTGGCGCGGTAGATCGCGTCGAGCCCGAGGTTCGTGCCGCCAATCCAGCCCTCGAAGTCCAGTCGCTCCTCGAGCACGTCGACGGCCGTTCCAGCCCAGCCCACCACTGAGTTCAGCATCTTGAGACCAGGAGGGACCGAGATGTTTAGATCCTTAAGTCGTTGCTTACCTTCGTAATAGCACTCACGGACCGAGTTCTGGAACTGATGGTCCATGAGCTTGTCGGTTAATGCGCTGATTAGGCTGGATTCTTCGGGGCTCAGACTCATAGGATGTGCGCCTTTCTAGGGCTTGTCGATTTCTGGCGCTCTTTAGTTGCCTGGCGAGCACCATTCGCCAGCACCGCGCAGGCAAGTAAGTCGATTTTGCGCGGAGAGTTCTTCTTTTCCTTCCTAAAACTACCAGCCTCTGTCGCCACGGCATTGAGAACGTGGCGAGTAAGACGGGCATCGCCATCGTGGCCAATCTCGCCAGACACTAAATCGGCTAAAAACTGCTGGGCCATTGGGGCCACGCGGTGATTCGTTGGGGGGATTCGCTCGACACGGCGCTTGTAGGTCTTGGACCAGTCGAGGACGTTGGCTTCGTAGAACGACGGATCGCACCAGAGCATCTTCACGTCGTACTGCTCGAAGAGTTTCTTAATCGATGCTTCGACTTCGTGCTGGTCGACGGTCCATTCGGGGTCCTGAGGGTCCGGCTCCCAGACTTGATGGACTCCGAGCGTTCCCGTAGCCACGTCTTGGATAACGATGCCCGTAGCGTCGCCGGAGATGGAGCCGTCGAAACCGGCCGTGACCTGAGCGCCTTTGGCAATCCCTTCGGGGCGTTGAGAGAGTCCCCAATAGTGGGGCGAGATGAAGTCCTCCCCGGCTAGGCGTACCCACTTGTTTAGGCGGTACCGCTGGAAGGCTGAGAATCCCGTGGCGCCAGCCTCCGCGATGGCGGCCTCGAAGTCCCCTTGATCCATGAGCCCTTCGGCGAGGTTGGGGTTAGCAGTTCTCCAGGTAACGGGGTCGGTCGGGTCTGCATCGTCTTGAGCCTCCCACCACCAGAAACCGAACTGAGGGTCCTCGATGTCTCCGGTCGACACTCGACGACCGTATTCGTAGAGCCGTCCTAGCAGGGTATCGGCATGACCTCCGGCCGTAGTGATGGCTAGGACTAGAGATTCTGGTCTGTCACCGCTTCCCTGGCTAAGTGCCTCAAAGAGCTCATCACCACGACTGTTCGAGGCGCTTGAAGCCCAAGCGTGCAATTCGTCGCAGATTACGAGGCTGGGTCCGAGTCCATGGGCGCGAGCGCCGTCTGCGCTTAGAGCCCGATAGATCGACCCTTTCGAGGGGAGTTCGAGCACGTCTTTATAAACCTTGATAATGCGCGATAGGGCAGGATTGTCTAGGACTTGCTGGCGAGCCTCACCGAAGACGATGCGAGCCTGGGCGCGGTCGCTCGCTGCGGAGTAGACCTGACCACCCGGAGCACCATAGACCAGGTGCTCGAGCGCGATGGCGGTTCCGAGTAGCGACTTGCCGTTCTTACGGGGCAGGCCGATTACAGCTCTGCGGTAGCGCATTAGGCCGGTGGCAGGGTTGACCTCGAACAGTCGGTCCATGAGCCAC